TAATGATTGGATTAAGGCCACCATCATGACTATGGGCGAAGATATCATTGGAACCGATGTGAAAGATTATATAAAACTAGCCCTAGCCGGCAATTTCTTTATTTCACTACCACTATTTTTCACAATAGGGGTATTACCGACTGCTATATTATTATGTTGTAGCGCAATTTATTTCAGTTTTACTTTTGCTACGGTAGTTGAGACGAAGAAAACGGCATACTTGGAACGCTTGAAAGAGGATCGTGAAGCCTTACCAGCGTGCTTTAAGTCGATGCGTGATGAACACGTTAAGTACGCATGTGGTCTTTTTGCGGGTCTAGCAGTTCTTTATGGAGCTGTTAAGACTTACAAAGCTTTGAGGGCGAATATGTCTGTGCAAGGTTGCTTGCAACCGCGCACAGTAGCTGAAATTCAAGCTCGTGATGCGGAGGAGTGTATCTGGGTAAAACCTGAAATTAAACCCTTGGATAATAAGGGAAGTTTCGTGAATCAGGATTTTGCATGGAATGCTCTGCGCAACCATCTTTTTATTTATGAGATTGATGGAGATACTTGCTTGGCTTTCTATTATTGGACCAAGTATTTTGTGGTTCCATATCATACAATGCCCGAAGAGCCTACCAAGGCAACACTAAGGGGTCCTGGTGGAACTCTCAATTTCATCTTAGATCCAACTATGGCTTATAGGATACCAGGAAAGGACTTAGTTATGATTTATGTTGGATCCGGTGGACCCACTAATCATATGGGAAAGCACTTTGAGGAAGATCATGTTAGGCACCCTATCACGGTTGCTATTCACGGGTTCCAGGGTAAAGGGCATGTTACGGACATTGGTTGGTGGAACCATGTTAGTGATGCTAGCAATGGTCCGTACACTTTCCCCGGATCGTACTATACTTTGCGGAATACAACCACAAAACCAGGGATGTGTATGTTTCCTTTGGTAAGTGATTCTATCGAGAAGAAAATTGTGGGTTTCCACATTGGTGGTCGGAATGGTACTAGGGATGGAGTTGGAGTTGCTATCACCTCGCCTGAATTGGATCGTGCTGTGATTGAGGTCACGGCACTAAGCCCAACGCATATTCCTCCTCCCATAACCAAGGACATAGAGGAGACTATATTAGGAAAACATTTTGCCATTTCCAAAGATGTGCACTATAAATGTGGAACTAATTTCTTGCCTGAGGATGCCACATTGACCGTATATGGCTCTGTCACTGGGCGGTCTACAATGCATTCTGATGTCGTACCTACGCCTATTTCTGACACAGTTGCCAAGGTAACTGGTGTACCCAATACATGGAGTGGTCCTGCTTTCAAGCAACCATTTGTCAATGAGAAGGGTCACACCGATAGTGGCACGTGGATCCCTTGGTATGAGACGTTGAAGCATGCAGCTCGGCCCTCACCTGGGCTACCGCAATCTGCATTGAACTTTGCGATGGAGGATTATCTTTCGGGTCTTCGCGAAGTTTTTGATGCTAATGCATCATATTGGACAAACCAATTAGCCCCTCTTACAGATCAGGAGACTATATCTGGTCGAGACGGTGAAAGATTTATAGATGCTATGGTTTCAAGCACTTCTATTGGTTATCCTATTGGAGGCCCTAAGTCCAAGTACTTGGAAGAGCTAGAACCTACTGAGGATCATGCTTGCCCAAAGCAGTTCACACCTGAAGTCCAAGCGTACATCTATAAGGTATTGACGCAAGCAGATGCCAATGAGTCATTAAATCTCATATTTGGAGCGAACTTAAAGGATGAGCCTAGGAAAGTCAATGAGACTAAGGTAAGAGTCTTCGAGGGAGCACCTCTTGTACTCCAATTTATCATTAGGAAATACTTCCTTCCGATAGCTAGATTCCTATCTGTGAACCCATTGATTGCGGAGACGGCTGTAGGTATCAATGCTCACGGTCCCGAGTGGCATGAATTAACGGAATTCATTGCGAAATTTGGCGACGATAAAATTGTAGCTGGCGACTACAA